TTACGTAATAGATTCCAATTAGGATCTACCATTAATTCAATCAATTCCGTTTCACTTTGTATTTGACTATATACGTGAACATTCAACAAGTCTAACTTAAGATAGCCGCGATCTTCTGCCTCAGCATAATCAATGTTAGCCATATCATTTATTGCATCGTAGGGCACTTCAGTAACATGTACACCTGTGTTGTGTTTACGCATTGGATTGACTTTACGCATTGCCGCAGGTATATGTTTGATATGTTCTAATATCTTACTGCGGTCACCAAAGTCAATATCAATATCAAAGTTCATCGTGGCTGAACCAATCCTGCTTTCATTAATTTCATATAACCATTTTGTAGAATAACTGCTTGTCGTTCAGCATCTTCTACCGCTTTGTGTGTTGTAGCATAGTTCCCGTCTTTTAAACTTACACCAGTCACTTCATAGATTGTTCGTGTGTCACGTACTTTCCAAAAGGGCCAGGGGGGAATTTGTCCTAGTTGACCCCATGCATGTTCCATTACAACAACGTCAAATGCCGCACCATTACTCCATACATTGTTATGATTCCAACAAAACTTATAAAGCTTTGCCATAACATCTGCAAATGATTCACGCCCTTCATCGCCCATTGCTTCTTCAATGGCTGCAGGATTCTGTGTACTCCACCAACGCAATGTATCTTCATTGATACTACGATTATAGATTTCAGTTTGATCCTCAATGGTAGGACGCAATTCAATCTTATCAATAATACCTGAACCTCTAGGGTCAAATAATACTGCACCTATAGTTAAGATGACACAATCAGGCTTTGTGTCTAAACTCTCAATGTCAATCATAATATCTGCCATGTTACCACCTTAACTCTTTCAATAAACTTTTAACTTCGTTGACTTTTTCTGTATCTTTCGCAAACTTCATTGCCCACTTGACTGGATTGATATAGTCATAAACAATCTTTAACTGATCGGGTGTTAATTCATCTAACAGTTTAACACCACTTTCACTTTGATACAAGACCCATGGGCTAATCTTACCTGTTGTGATTGCATACAATATCTTGTTACGATTACCATAACGCAATACATCATTTGGTTCAATGCTTTGTGCAGTTGCCATATCCAAACATGTTTCAGCACTACGATGAACTGCATCTAATGGATTTTCTACTGCCAAATACTCAATCAAAAACTTGTTGTAGTTTGTATCTGTTGCCCATGTATCAATCTTAATGTTTTCTTTCAACAGATAGTCAACATATCGTGGAACATTGATAGCATTCACTTCAACGCAATAGTTACCGAACTTAGCAAACGCTGTATAGTATGCGCTTTTGATAAAATCCTCATACAGTCTTGGCTTTTTGCTTGTGCTATGTCTTGTGTAGAATTGTAGCCAGCTTTGAAAGCCTATACGATTCCCATGCTTGTCTCGTTCTAACCAACGATGCTTATACTCACAGATATGCTTAAGCAAGGTAGTCTCTTTAATGAAACTACGTTTGCAAAACTCACAACTATTTGCTATATCAGTTGCCGTTGTCTTTTTCGTACTGCTTGATATCTTCATCGGTAACAATCTGTGATAGTGTTTCAATGTCCTCAATCTTTAGTTGAGGGAATTTCTTTGCTAGATATACCTTTGTCTTTTGTTGGTCAACAAATACAGTTGCTAATTTTTTAGTAGCGTCACCTGACTTAGGATAAATCTTTGCGTAATATTCTGCTACATCTTTTTCTTTAGGAACTTCTTTTAACTGTGATACTTTATTTGATAGATGTGGTATCCATTGATGAAACTGTTTACCCATACCAGGGCTTGCCGCACATAACATATACCATTGTAGTTTAGGATGATTTGAAATAGTACCATCTAGCATATGTACGTTTGCATTTAGGTTTGTGCTTTGTAGATAGTAACTTTGCAACATACCATCACCCTTGACTGCACTCATCCAATGAATCATCATGTAGGGTGTGAACTTTTTCTTTTGTTCGGGTGTTAGTCTGTCGTAATAGCCATAGTCTTTCTTGTCCAATGCAGTAATAGCCTCGAACAAGTCAAAGTCTATATTATCAAACTTTTCGTCTGCTGGAGTTGATTTCTTTGTTGCCATTAGAATGCCTGACTATAATCTACAATCTCACAATTTCTGCTTACTTCTTTGACAAAATAAACACAGCGAGGTTTATGTCCATCTTCAATCGGGATACACAAGAACTGCCCGTTCTTTAGTCGGGGTGCATACCAAGTAACGTCATGGTATATGTCTAATATTTCAATGTCTAAGAAACTTGGCTTGAAACTTGTCAATGGATTGAACTCAAATACTTTGAATCCTCTGTCATTGATGCTAGTTAATGGAAGTGTTTCCAAGTCACCTAGTTCAGGCTCACCAATCAGTATCTGCCAGTCGACGGGCATTTTGATTGTAGTGTTACCTATACGTAATACCAATGCGGCACTGTTGAAACTCTCTAAAAAGATTAACGGTATGTAATGATAATCAACGTTAGAAGGATTACTATTATCAAGGATTGCAAAGCGTAAATCATCTATCTCTTCCGGCAGTGTTTCAAGGTTATATGTTTCGTTATCAAGTGTTAGAATTTTCATATTGATATTATATCATCCTTTCACTTGTAAGTCAACTTTTCAATAGCAAAAGGGTAATTAGCCTCTTTGTAGAAAGTCTTGCGTTGGGTTAAGTGTCTTTTGGCGAATTTGCAGGAGCTTGTGAGGTCCCATATCTGGACGAAATCCTTGTCATCCGCCTTTCTAATACCCCTACCAATGCTCTGGATGACTCTAACAAAACTCTTGCCAGGTTCAATAAGAACAAGGTTGAATATTCGTGGTATGTTGATACCAACCGCCGCCACACCGTAGGTTGCGACAATGATTTTGTTTGTGCTGGTGGCAATTTCATCGTATTCTTCCAATCTTTCTGTCATGTTTGTGTCACCCGAAACAAACACTGCATCGGGTAATCTACTAATCAATTCTTTACCTGCATTTAGTCTATCAACTAACACAAGTGTGTTCCCTGACTCCTTGATATTTAGTATCAGTTGAGCAATGGTATCTAATCTTTTGGTATCTTCTAATAAGTGTTTCAATTCACTTTGATAATTACTGAACTCTACAGTATCCTGTAATTGCACAACATTCACATGACATTTAGCAAGTACACCGCGTTCCTGCAATTCGCTTGCACTTAGCTTATTGATAACATTACCAAGACTAACATAGATTGCTTGTGCTTCAAAGATTGCTTTAGGTATTGTTCCAGTCAAGCCCCAGCGAATTGGAATGTTTGCCATGACACCTGTTAATAACTCTTTAAGTGCATCAGCCTTAGCCATGTGAACCTCGTCAACCATGACACAAACTACACCTTCTAAAAATTCACCGATTGGAACTTCTGCTTCATCTGCTTTTGTTTTCTTAAGCATATTGTTAAGACTTTGCCATGTACAGATTGTATGTGTCTTACCAAATTCTTTTCTGTCACCAAAGTATACACCAACATCAAGTCCTAAGTTAATGTAATCTGCTTCGGTTTGTACAACAAGACTTTTGTTTGGTACGATGACAATGCTACGACCATAATTCTGTACACTATAACTTAGTGCGGCAGTGATTAATGTCTTACCTGCACCGGTTGCAATTTCTTGTAGTGCTTGTGGATTTGCTAGAAAGTCATTGACAATCTTTATTTGATAGTCACGAAACATAACAGGTTCACCCTCTTTAGGATGACCTTTAGGCCATGTGTATTGACTGAAACTATCCTCTTTGATTGGATTGAAAGTAAATGTAGTGCTGTACTCTCGCAAGTCCTCTAACTCAATATCATATCCTGCCATGTCTAGTACAGGAAGAATCTCAGGCAATAGATTGACATAACTGCTACCACCTAGACTAAAGAAACTGATTTTGCCGTTCCAACGACCTAGCCGGACACTCGGCAGATATCTTGCACCGGGCTTCTCATATTCGAATTTCTTCATCAATGCTTTTCGTTCGGCAAGCTCTAAGCCTTCGATTTTAACATTGACCTCGTCTTTAATAATTAATTTGCAGGATCTCATTTGTACATTCTAACATAATCCTTTCAGGTCCACAACACATATGGAAATAAGAGGGGCACGTAAGCCCCTCTTAACTGCTTGACGAAAGGGTAAATCAAGCAGATTTCATACAAGTACTAGTAGTCAAAGCTTTCCAATTGCTAGGACTAATCTTTACTAAGTCTGCAATTTTCAAACACATAC